GAGGCGGCGTGCCGCATGGATAAGAAGCCGTTCCGCACCACGCGGACGCTCGCGAACCTGCGGCAGGGCCGCAACGACTGGTACCAGATCAGGGCCAGCAGCAACACCGCGCCGGCGGAACTGCGGATCTACGACGAGATCGGCTACTTCGGCATCACCGCGCAGGACCTGATCAAGGACCTCGCCGACGCCGGCCCCGGCGACATCGACGTCCACATTCACTGCCCTGGCGGCGATGTTTTCGAGGGCCTCGCCATCTACAACGCCCTCGCCCAGCGCAACGGGACCGTCCGCGTCGTCGTGGATTCGCTGGCCGCGTCGGCCGCCTCCTTCATCGCCCAGGCGGCGAGTCCCGGCGAGCTGGTCGTGGCGAAGAACGCGTCGATCATGATCCACGACGCGTTCGGCCTCGGGATCGGGAACTCGAAGGACCTGCGGGAGCTGGCCGACCTGCTCGACCAGCAGTCCGACAACATCGCCGGCATCTACGCCGACCGGTCAGGGAAGCCGGTCGCTGACTGGCGGGCCGCGATGCGGGCCGAGTCGTGGTATGTGGGTCAGGTCGCTGTAGATGCGGGCCTGGCGGACAGGGTGCAGGACGGCAAAGGCAAGCCGCAGGCCGGGTGGGATCTGTCCGTGTTTCCCCGCTACCCGGGGCCAGGGATAAGCGACGCCGGGGCTGATGAGTCGGCGTGGGACGCCGCCCGGGCATGGTCCGCGGGAGCGGCCAGCGACGACCCGGCGGCGTTCTACAACGCGATCTGCGCCGGCAAAAAGGCGGGCGACCCGGCCACCCAGGCCGCGCACGCCCTGCCGCACCACTACCACCCGGGCGACGCGCCGAACCGGCACGGCGTCTCCGCGGCACTCGGCCGCATCGGCGGCACGGACGGCCTGACGAACGAGGCCGCCGCGCGGTCCCATCTGGAGGCCCACCAGTCGGCGATGGGCTCCGGCAGCACATCCGATTCAGCTGACACGAGCTGGCTGATTGACGCTCTGAAGGGAGCGACGGCATGACAGAGATCGTTATCCCCAAGGGCCCCGATGAGCTCGAGGAGATGCTGAACGACAACGGCCGGATTTCTGCGGTGTTCAAGGACTCCAAGCTGCAGAAGGAGTTCATGACGAACTACGCGACGGCGTTCAACAAGCGGAACACCGACCTGCTCGCCGAGCAGCGGGAGCAGATGCAGCTGGTCCTGGCGGAGATGCTGTCCGAGAACGGCGCGCACAGGCTGCCGCCGGCACTCGCCGCGCAGGTCCGGCCGCAGGCCGCGCCCGGGTCGCAGGAACGCAAGCAGTCGCTGTATAACCGGCACGCGCACGGGTCGGCGCTCAATGGCGTATACGGCTCGCTGGGCGACTTCGTCCGCGCGATCGCGCAGGAAGGCGCGGGCCGTCAGTACCGCGACGCGGCGGACCTTAACGCGCAGATGGATAAGGCCAAGGCCATCCAGAACGCGTTCTCCACCGATGTGCCGTCGGACGGCGGTTTCCTGGTGCCCGAAGAGTTCCGCAGCGACCTGCTGATGATGGCGCTGGAGAAGTCGATCATCCGGCAGCGGGCGACCGTCATCCCGATGAGTTCCCAGACGCTGGCGATCCCCGCGGTGGACGACACCAGCCACGCGACGACCGTGTTCGGAGGCATCCAGACGTACTGGGTCGATGAGTCGACGGCCCCGCCGGAGACGTCGGCGAAGTTCGCGCAGGTCAAGCTCGACGCGAAGAAGCTGATGGCGTACTGCACCGTTCCGAGCGAGCTGCCCGCGGACGCGCCGGGGTTCGCGGCGTTCATCGACCAGACGCTGCCGCAGGCGATCGTCTTCGAAGAGGACTACCGGTTCATGGCCGGAACCGGGGTAGGCGAGCCGCTGGGGTTCATCAACTGCCAGGCCGCCGTCATCGCCGCCGGGGCGTCGCACCTCGGGGCGAACACGATCGGCGTCGAGGACCTGGCGGCCATGTTCGCCCGCATGCTCCCCAGCTCGCTGATGAACGCGGTCTGGGTGGCCGACATCGGGACGTTCCCGCAGCTCGCCACGATGGCCGTCCAGGGCGCCATCGCGAACTCGAGCCCGGTGTGGATGAACAACGGCGTCATCGGCGCCCCGCCCGCCGTGATTTACGGCCGCCCCGTCTTCTTTACGGAGAAGTGCCCCGCCCTCGGAACAACGGGCGACATCAGCTTCATCGACCCCGCGTTCTACCTGGTCGGCGACCGGCAGGCCATCACCGCGTCCGCTTCTCCCCATTTCGCCTTTTCGACCGATAAGATAGCATATAAGATAATCGAGAGAGTGGATGGCCGGCCCTGGCTACAGAGTGCCTTGACACCCAAGAATGGGGGCGCCACTTTGAGCGCCTTTGTCCAGCTAAACGCCACACGGACCTAGTTTAGGTATATAACTACCACGCGGTTGTCAGATGCCGCAGAAAGGCCAGGCGAATAGGCAATGTCGGCAGTAATGGGCATCGGGCGCCTGTACAACCTGGGCGTGTCGCCTACGACCACGAAGAACCGCTACAACATGCGGGACGCCGACATGATCGGCGTTCTCATGGTCGGCTCGACGGGCACGACGAACGCCACCTTGAATGAGTGCAACGCGGCGACTGGCGGCACTGAGCAGGCCCTGGCGGTGATTACCCAGTACTGGACGCAGGCGTCGGCGACCGCGCCGACGGCGTGGACGAGGGTCACCCAGGCGGCGGCCAGCACCGTGCCGGGGATCAACGGCGGTGTCACCTATTTCGAAGTCAGCGGCGTGTCGATGTCGGACGGTTTCAAGTACATCGACGTGAACCACTCGACCGCCACCATGGTCCTGATCCTGAATGGCCTCGACGTACGCCGGGCGCCTGAGTCTCTTCTGTCGGCGGTGCTGTAATGCCTACCAACATCCAGAACCAGCAGGTCATGCGGGCGGCCAGCGGTTTCCAGGTCGCGCGTACGTCTTCGCTGGTGGCCCAGTCGCTGACGTCGATGTTCACCATCACGGGCGGCCGGATCATCGTCAACGCCCTGTACGCGAAGCTGACCATCGCTACGGACGCGTCGGCGGCGACGTCGATCGTGGTGGGCTTCACCGCGACGGAGGGCGCGGGTGCGAACATCGCCAACGCGATCGCCACTGCGACGGTTGTCGGGGTGGTCCGCGAGATCGGTACCCACTGGTTCTGCACTGGTACAACCACTGCCGGTGCGGCAGGTGCGCTGTTCATTGGCGCGACCGCGGCAACGCCGGGGCCTCTGATGACCAAGTTCATCCTCGGTCCCGGCGTCATCACCTACACCGGTTCTGTCGGAGTGAACCCCGGCTCGGCGTTGTGGGCACTGAACTATGTGCCGCTCGATCCGGGTGTCGGCGTGGTGGCGAACTAGCCGTGGCCCACGCGAACAACGGCAACGGGGCCACGGTCTACATCGGCGACGGCGAGCTCGGGATGCTCGGTCCCGGCGGCGTCAACGGCACCCAGCTGTTCATCCCGGAGGACACGTTCACGCCGGACGGGTGGCCGACGACTGACCGGTTCGTCGGCCCGGGGACGTATCTCGTCGATATCGACCTGGATACCTGACGTGTCGTCGTGGCAGTGCGGGGGATGCCGGACGGTGTATGCGCCCGGTGTCCCGGCCTGCCCGGCTTGTCAAGCGAGAGAGGCGGCAGCCGTGGCGCATGCGAACGCCGTGACCGGCAGCACGCATTACGTGGCCGAGGGTGATCCGGTGCCTGCGGGTTTGCACCCTGATGTGCGGCTGGTCGGCCCGGGCGCGTTCGTGGCTGAGTCCGTGCCCGAACCTGAGCCTGAGGTGCTGCCGGGCCCTCAGCCCTCTTCGACGCCCGGAGAGAGCTCGCCCGTGTCTTCGGACCCCGGTAATTACGCGGCCAGCACGATCCTGCTGCTGCGGGACGTGTGCCGGGAACGGGGCCTGTCACCTGCCGGGGCGAAGGCTGACCTGGTGATGCGGCTCAACGAACACGACCTGCAGGCGGTGGCCTGAGGTGTCGTGGGAGCAGTTGCGGTCGATCCGGCGGCAGAACGCGTACTGGCAGGAGTTCTGGCGCGGTCAGGAACCACGGTCGTGCCCGAACGACGGCACCCCGCTCAATGTCGTTCCTGCGGGGCCGGATCAGGGGAAGCTGCGGTGCTCGCACGACGGGTGGACGTACCCCGACGATTATGACGTGGCGACGATGGCCGGAATGTGACAACCGAATAGCAAAAGGCAATCTCGGCCGCCTGGCGGCTAAGGACCAGAAAGCGAGTTCAACGAGATGCCCGGTGGGTTTTATGTGCGCGAGCCTGCTCGCGGGGTGCCGCGGTGAGCAGGAAGCCGCCCGGCGGCGGCAAGGGCCGTTCGCATAAGC